TCACCCCATAGTGGTTCTTCAGACTCAGGCATGATTGCAGGAAATTCTACTACTTCCCACTGATCTGCATTATCTTCGCTTTGTCGTTTTAATAATCTGCCTGCTAAATCTTTGGTACTCCATCGTGTCATAACCAAGATAATGGTGCCACCCGGTTGTAGCCTTTGCCTAGGACCTGATGTATACCACTCCCAAGCGGCATCCATTGCAGTTGGTGACATTGCATCTTGCTCTGAATGTGGGTCATCAATAATTAAAAGGTCAGCACCACGACCTGTAATAGCACCACCTACACCTGAGTAAAAAGCTTCTCCACCGTCATCGGTTGTCCATCTACCTGCTGATTTGTTATCTGCCGATAGGGATATATTGGGAAAAACATGTTGATATTCTTCACTGTCAATTATGTTTCTGACTCTTCTACCAAACCTAACTGCAAGTTCTGCGGTGTGAGTTGCTTGTATGATTTTTAAACTTGGATTTAAACCCATCATCCATGCAGGAAAATAAGTAGACGCAAATTCTGATTTAGAGTGCCTTGGAGGCAACATAACCATCAGTCTTTTGCATTTGCCTTGCGAAACACGATTTAATTTATCTGCAAGTATTTTGTGATGTCTACCAAGAATAACTCCATCCCAAAGATATTTAACAAACTCTAAGAAGTCTGTCTGACACTTTTCTTGGCTTTTAATGTTCTTCCATTTATTGATAAGCAATAAAGCTCTTTTTTGCTCATCCTCAGATAGTGCATCAAATGATTTAATTTTTGTAATATCCATAATCTTAAGGTGGGAAGCCAACTTTACATTTTAGGGAGTTTTGGTCAGCTTCCCTGAACATGCAAATATTGGAAGAGAGGAGAGTTTTTTTTAAAAAACCTATCTGCATGTTAACTTCATTATAAGCATCTTTATTCAAATTCATATAATGGATCGAGTTTTGGTGTCTTATTTATTACATCCAATGTTTCTTGTAATGATTCAGCAGGGTCTATCTTTTTAAATTCTTCGATTTTTTTAGCAAAAGAATTGGGTGCATTTTTATAAGGCACAAACACAATAAAATTTCTTGGCAAAGCAACTAATGCAAAAAAATCAACATCTTCTGCCGAGTATCTTTCTTCCTTGCTTTTTTTATCCACTGACCTTCTAAAATCCCAACGATAATAGTCGTTGTTATCTTTTTTGTAGATTGAGTTGGTTGTTTTAACTTGCACCCTATATAACTTATGACAGTGATCTAATATTAAATCTGCTTTATGTCCTTCAGGTGCAATGATTACTGAATCACAGAACCTTGTTAGAAAGGATGCACATAAGTATTCGCCTGCCATGGCAACTCGTGCCGTTTTGTGTGGCATGTTATAACCTTATCTATACAGATATAATAAAACCAATCCAAGTACAATTATGAAAGCTACAGCAAAATCGCCTATGTGATATTTCTTTTCATAGGCTTCGTTTCTAAAAGGCGTATTAGGATTATCTCCTACATACTGTCCTTTAGAGTTTCTTGCTCTCTTCCGTGTTGTTTTTTTGGTTGCCATATTAGCCTCCTACACATTTTTCCAGTCTTTGCCCTCAAAAAGTAAAGCTTCTGCCTCTCTTCTACGGACAAGACCTTGTAAAACTTTTCCCCCTGCTTTGTTCCATCTTTTTATTTGTTCACCCACTTTGTCGTATTCACCATTGTTTAAGACTTTGAGTAGTGTAGATTTTTTTAGATTTGCAGGACCCAAGTTATATACCCAACTACATAATGCATCAAACTGACACTGAACAAGAGGCACATGCACATAATCATTAATATATGATTCATATTCATCTTCTAGCTCCCTCCATAACATGAAATCAGCTTTTTCTTTAGACCATTTGTCACCTTCTTGTACATCTTTAATATGTCCAAATCCAATTGTCCATACACCCACTGCATCTTGATAAGCCACGCAATTACCATCTTCATCTATAGGACAACCTTCAAAATGTTTGATTATGTTTATGCCTTCGTCAGATATATGCATCTCAGACCCAAGGTTGTTTTTTTCCGCCATCGTATTTCCTCGCATGACCTTCTTGAACCAATTTTTCACAAATGTCTTCACCTTCTTCCGTATATGGTATGGCTAATATTCTGCCATATTTTCCTTTACCAAGCGATTTTATTTTAAATTTGCCAACACACAACTCTTGTAATCTTTTTTTTGCGGCAAGACCAAGTTTTTTTTCTTCAAGATTACGAGTCCTTGACTCAGGCGTATCAATTCCTGCTAACCTGCAGCGTTGCTTATGGAGTTTGACATCAAAGCCTAAGTCAAGGGTAACATCAACGGTATCACCGTCTACGACTTTTACTAATTCTGCGTTATAAACGAAAGCTTCAACAGACATTTATGAATCGTCTTTTTGTGTGTTTGAGGCTCCGAAGTAAAAACTTACAATTGCACTCGCTAAGCCGCCAAGATAACCGAGAACTAAATTTATAAGTGCTTCAGAATTTTGCTCAGGCGGTTGTAGTGTCACTAAAAAGACATAACCAAGAAAGCCACCAATAACAGCGATGCCCATAATTCTTGCTGTCCAATCTTTACTAAAATTCTTTCTTGCATCTTTTTTATCCTCTGCTTCAATTCTAAAAACATCAACATCAAGCTCTTTCATCTTGATTTCAAAATCTTTTTCAGCTTGTTTGAGTTTTAGTAATTGTTCAGGAGATGCTTGTTGAATAGCATTATTTATAGCTTTTGGGTTGTTTTCACATCCTAATGCTTCACAAATAACTTTGGTAGCCATGCCACCTAAAGGTCCGCCTATGGTTGCACCTAATGAGGGTGCGATTTGACCCACAACATTTTTTAACATTCCTTTTAACATATTTCTTCCTGTAGAATTTTATTAGTATATAACTGTGATTATTTTTTATCCACTTTTACAAAAACACCTTGCCTATCAAAAACATTGTAACCATTAGAAAAAAAGCAACAATTATCATTTGATCGTGCTTACTCATTAATCTTTTCTTTGATCTTCCCTGTCGGCTTTTGCAATTTTATTAGGCTCTATGAGTTGTGGAATGCCTAGAATTGTTTTTATTAAGGTATCTTGTCTTATAATTTCATTATCAAGACTTCTAACTCTATCTATAAGAGCGACCAAGATACCGTGTTGTGCATCAAGCTTATTTCCAATCCGTTCTTCCATTTGACTGATTTGCTCGGCAACTTTGTCATCAAGCACATCAACTTTTGTTTCCATGCCATCAATAATACGATTAATAAGTTTCCAAATAAAGAAACCTAGACCTAGAGCCGCCGCTATTGGGAATCCAACTTCGTTGATAAGTTGGACAGTGCTGTCCATTTAAAAGAGAAATTTATCTATACCTAAAGAAGCCGCAAAGGCTATGTATAAACCTAAAATCATTCTTTCAAGTTTATCAAATTTTTTTCCGCCTTCATCTAATCTTTTTTCGATGTTTTGATATCGAATAGCACATTCTTTTTCATGTGCTTCAATTTTTAGCATGGCTTCCTTTACGGTTGCCATTTTACTCTTTAAATAATGTTTTGACTTTGTTCCACCATTCAGGTTTCTTCTTGTAAACAAGAACACCTACAATGATTAAAACAAAAAGAATTGGGATTAATGTTTCCATTGTTATTCCTCTTTTGTTTGAATTTCGTCTGTTTGCTTATCGACATTTTCTACTACAACATCAACAACATCTTGAGTAGCGTCTGCCACTGTGCCAACCACATCGCTAACATCATGAAGTGCCGCCGCTGTTACATTGCCTGCGGTAGAAACTGTACTATCAATGACACTAGAGCCTAAATCAATACCGCCATCAATAACTGCACCAACAGTTGCACATGATGCCATAAAGAATGTTAAACCTAGTAAAATATAATTTTTCATAAAATACTCCTATGAACTTGGTGGGGTTGGGAACTCGCCTAACGGTCTTGTTGATGGGTTTGGATCGTTATCAGTATAAACATAAAGTGCCGCTAGTGCATCTACATCACTCACAGCATCTATTTTATCTTTCATATCAGAAGCAGTACTTCTAACATCTACTCTAAAATCTAACCAATCAGACGGTATAGCTTTTGAACTTTCTGCGTTTCTTACAACCATCCAATCACTAGATTTTAAAATTGAATACGCTTGTTGATTTATTATTTCCTTATGTAAAGTTTTTAAACCTTTAACTAAATTTTCACCTGAACCGCTATCATTTAATGATTTAGCTGTAGCTGTACCCCAAGAAGCAGTGACTGTATTACTAGCAAAAGTTAAAGTTTCATCTGTATTTACATAATATTCTTTATCTTTAAAGTTTGTACGGTCATATACAACTTCGTAAAGACCTACAGCTTCTAATTCAGATTTAGACCATACTTCAAATATATTTTTAGGGTATTTAATATCCCCTATTTGTATAGCCTTCGGTTGATTATAAGTAGCAGTTATACTGCCTGATTCTACTAATGCCCACATAATTTTTATTCTACCTCATTTATTTGAATCTAAAAAGCTGTTGTTGGTATTGAGTCACCTGTATCACTGGTAACAAATGGATTTTTAGCAAACGCCATGTAAATATAAGTTGTACCTGAACCATTATGTGCGGTGTCATCATTTTTGAATTTAATACCATTGGAAAGAAAATCCAATACTTTACTTGCACCTTCTGCACCACTTGTATCAGCCCTTATGGTTTGATTGGTTGAACTATTGACTGGGTTTCTTGCAGCATCAAACACAAACCATCCATCTCCACTACCTAATTTTTTATACATAAAAAATTCAGGTTTGAAACCTGTGTGAACGAAGGCACCGTTGGTGGATCCATTCCCGGTATATTTCCCAAGCTTGCTAAATCCTTGTTTTTCTGCAAAGCAGTAAGCTACTAAAGTTCCTGCATTAACTCTACTATTAGTTCCTGTGCCGACAGTAAAAACAGAAGAAGTAGGAGTTGTATCATTCCAATATGCAACATTATCAGTAGGACCATCATCTGAATTTAATTTTAAATAATCTGTATTACCTACATCTTTATGATAAATAGCCCAATCCCTATTAGCACTATTTCTTCTTTTAACTATAATCATTTCAGGAACAACACCCAAACCATGACCTATGGTTGCTCCTGCGGTACTATTCCCACTATAAGTAACAATACTAAAACCTGCTTCGGTGTTTGCTTGTACTGTCGAGGTTATTGAGCCATCAGTATTAGAACTGGTTGAACCGCCATTTGCGTGCCATTGCCAAGCTACAAAAGTTACAGTATTTCCATTTGATTCACCCAAATTTCCTAAAGTAAATCCGTCAGAACTAAAGGCTTGAACACCTTCTGTTACTGTAGCTTCTGCACCACCAAAATCTATATATAGTCTTTTATTAGTTCCTCTAGAACTATCATAAGTTACATGACTAACTCCTGCTGGTCTGTATTTAATCCAAATCCAATCAGGTTGTAAATCTGAATTACCTCCATTGGTTACAGTGCGACCACTATTACCATCACCTGTATAAAGGGTAGTCTGAAAATGTGCTGAAGGGTCATCTATATTTGTATAAGCCATTATCCGTACTCCGCTAAGTTTTTAGTGCATAAAGCATAGTAGCCTGAAGGTACTGCATACTCAAAGTTTCCATATCCATTAGCATCACTATTACCTGATGAGATTGAATAAACATGATAGCCACCATAATTT